TATGCGGCTATGTGTAATATGCAGTTCCAAAAATTGGATGTTATGCCTATCCTAAAAAACGAACTTTGGAGTTGCAGTTGGCGCCACAGTGGTGGTATAATTGCAGATATGCGCTGCCGAGGTGATTACATTGATTGGTACTGTAGCGGTATCGGCAGTGGACTAGGCAATGGAGACGAAGACGGCTCTAAGGGCTATGTCCCCGAAGGCACAGTTACTGAAGAAATACAAATGGATTTGAAAGAATTGGGATGGATTCCTGTCCCGTACGATGACGAGAAATGAGCTACCTACTATACGAAGTTTGGGCCACTGACGAAGACGGTCAAGAAGAATTGATTGATACAACTGCTAGTCCAAAAGAAGCAGACGCTTTAGCCAAAAAATCCCTAGAGGAAGGCTATATAGCAGTAACCATTTACAAAGAAAACGAAGATGGTGACAGTGTTGCTATTAAGCGACTCCAAAATGAACCCTCTTGACAACTGCTGAAAACGGTGCTATAATATAAGTATTGTTTAATTAAGCATAGGAGCATTCAATGGCAAAAGCAGAAACTAAAACTCGTGTTACTAAGAAACAGGTAATCGCACATCGTACTCGTGCTGTGAAAGATCACAGTCCGGTTTGGGATGGTTGCGAGTCTTGGGATGCCGATCAGTTTCATCGCCATTTTAAACGTGCAATGGACTACTACCGCCTTGAAGCTGACAACAAGAGTTTCAAACCTGCGGTAATTAAATGGATGGAGTCAGTTGGCTGTACCAAAGCAGACATCGTAGCATTTAAGAAAACCAAAGACAGTCGTTGTTCAGGAACAATGGGTGCTGTTGCTAGTTGTTTGAATCGTGGAATGACTCCACAGCGTCCAGACTTCAATGAAGGTCGCGACACTGCTGCTTGGTTGCGTAAGGCAATCTCAGATGTTATCGCGCAAGGCAAAGACGACATAGACGAGGATACGGCTAAAGCTATCGAAGCTGCTAAGCCAGCAGTCTATGTTCCTTCAATTCAAGAGCGTCTACGTGAAGCATCTTACAAGATGACTGAAGAAATTGAAGATGCTATTGAATCGTTTGCGAAAGATCCAGAAACGTTTGATCCTAAACAGTTCAAACTTGTAAATCTTCTTCGAGGAAAACAAGCCAAAGCCGCACACGCTCGTATTATTAAAGATCTTTATATTGGTCAATACGATGAATATCTCGAAGTTGCTGGTGGCAAAGACGAACAACTCAACGAAGGTTATCGACATCTCAGCAAAGCACAGTTAAAAAAGATCACTGCGTTCTACAATGAGATCCTAACTGCCTGCGATATGTTGGCACAAGAAGCAAAGATCAACAAGAAGCCACGTGCTAAGAAAGCTGTTCCGGCAGATAAGATCGTTGCCAAACTCAAATATCTCAAGAGCAATGAACAGCTGAAGCTGGTAAGTATCAATCCTACTGATATCATTGGCGCTAAAGAACTTTGGGTCTTTAATATTAAAACTCGTAAAATTGGCAAGTATGTTGCTGACGAATACAAAGATCTGTCAGTTAAAGGCACAACAATCATCGGGTTTAACGAAAACTCCAGCGTACAAAAGACCCTGCGTAAGCCAGAAGAACAGCTCAAAGAGTTCAAAGCAGCCGGTAAAGTAGCTCTGCGTAAGTTCTTAGACGATATCAAAGCCGTAGATATCAAGCTCAACGGACGTATCAACGAAGATACTATCCTACTTAAAGTGCAATAACAAAGTAAATTATCAGTAAAAAAGCGGGCCCAGAGCCCGCTTTTCATTTATTGATAAATACCTTACTAAGAAGAGTATGGTAAAACTATGACCACAAAAGATAAAATCGATTCAATAACAAAAAATCTTAAAGATCTGCTATCAAACAACGCCGCAACTACTGTTTCTAGCATAGAGTTTGACGGGGAAATTGTCAGCAAAGGACTTATGTGGACTGGCTCAGGTGCTATCAAGCATCTAATTTTCACCGTAAATCCAGACAGATTACATTCATCTGAATCGTTTGATCTAGCACAAGATAGAAGTTATTACATCGGCGAGCAGCCTGTATTAAGCAGCGACAGATTAGGTGGCGGAGTTACAAAGAGCAGCCTAACTGAAGTAGGGATTTTAGATGGCTTGTTAGTTAATGGTTCAGTTTCCGTTAATCAATATCTGTATTTTAACAGCAGTACAAATAGACTAGGATTTGGCACCAACGAACCCAATGCTGCCATTAGCATTGTCAGCAAAGGTGCAGAAACTATACTAGATAGCGGAGTCATCGGCACCCTAACCGCAGCAGACTTTACTGTGGTAACTGAAAATGTTTCACGAATCACTGTTGCCAAAGACGGTGATATACAATTAGGCAATACCAAACACCCGTTGATACAGGTTTCTGTACACGGTCAATTAGCAGTTAAAGTATCAAATCCAGATCCTAACGTTGATCTACACGTTAATGGTCCGATCAAGTTTGATGGTCATTTACAAAGATACGACTCGGCGCCGCCGGTATCAGGATACCACAGTGTTGGTGATATCGTCTGGAACACACAACCAAGAATTGAATCCTATGTTGGATGGATCTGTATTAACCCAGGCGATCCAGGACGTTGGGAACCATTTGGCAAAATTGGAAATCAATAATTATGACCAGTAAAGATAAAATAGATTCTCTTATCGAAGACCTACAATCAGTATTGATCAGTGGATCAAACACATTCAACGGCAGTATTGATGGCCAAGGACTTGTTTGGGAAAGCAGCGACTACAACAAACAGTTCGTGTTTCATAACAATCCGGATAGATTCTTTTCATCAGAGAACATTGAGTTTGCCAAAGGCAAAGGTATTTTCCTAGAAGGTGTTGCTGTACTCAGCAACGGAGAACTAGGTAAGAACATCACTAAAAGTAATCTACGCGAAATTGGTAGATTAAGAAAATTAGATGTAGACGGTGACTTATCTGTAAACTCTTTCTTGTTCTATGATGCAGCCAGCGACAGACTAGGACTAGGCACCGATACACCAAATGCGGCACTCAGCGTATTTGACCTAGGAGTTGAGATCGTTTTAGGTTCAAGAGACTTTAACAAGGGTGGTATTGGTACATTCAACCACACTGATCTAGAGTTAGTCACTGACAATGCCACAAGACTTTCTATTACAGCAGGCGGAGACATTGATCTAGGCAATAGTAATTTCAATCAGATCAAAGTAACAGTACACGGAAGCCTAGGTATCAATACACTGAGACCAGATTCACGTGTTGATCTCGACGTAGCAGGGGCTGCTAAGATCAATGGTGTGTTACACATAAAAGGTCAAGACATTCCAACAGACGGTAACTTCAATCAAGGCGACATTGTTTGGAATACTCGCCCACGTCCAGGAAGCTACATTGGTTGGGTATGTACGAGAACTGGAACACCGGGCGTTTGGAACGCATTCGGTGAAATCAAATAAGATACTAGTTGTTGGCAACGGCGAAAGCCGTCAACACATTGACATAGATCTTTATCGAGAAGATCATACGATCATTGGCTGCAACGCAATACACAGAGATACAGTCGTTGATCATCTAATATGCTGCGACCAACGTATGGTCAATGAAGCAGTTAACAATCCCAATATACTTGATACTGAAATATATACCCGCAGTGATTGGTTTAATTACTTTCATTCCAATTATAAAAACATTAATCTGGTTCCAGAGCTTCCTTATGTAGGTGATCAAAAACAAGATCAACCTATCAATTGGGGTAGCGGAGTCTACGCACTGCTGTTGGCCGCTATCCTTAATCCAGAATTAATCACAGTAATAGGCTTCGATCTGTATTCAAATACAGATACTGTGAATAACTGTTATAAAGACACAGCAAATTATAGCAATGCTATAAGTAAACCGGTGGATTACTCATATTGGGTATACCAGATATCTAAAGTTATTGAATATAATCCTCAGATAGACTTTCAATTCATCAACGAAAGTATGTGGAAACTTCCGGAAGAATGGAAAAAAATCAACGTTAGGGCATTGACAATAAATACCTTTACTAGTATACTAGTTCAATAGACACACAGTAATACAGAGGACTTTATGGCATCATCCCTCTTTAAAAATTCTGCAGTCATCAAACTTGCTACCTTAATAAAGGAGACTAGAGATGGCAAAATATTATTCAACGAAACATTACGGACACAACATTGGTCTGTCAGCAGTATTCCGTCAACCTAACGCAGATCACAGTCACTGTCATTTGCTACACGGTTACAGTCTAGCGTTTACATTTACATTTGGCTGTGACACGCTAGATGACAAAAACTGGGCTGTAGACTTTGGTGGGCTCAAACAGCTCAAAGCCTGGCTTGAAGATCATTTTGATCACAAGTTAGCACTAGATAAAGCAGATCCACACTTACTTAAATTCTTAGAATTAGAAAAATTAGATCTAGCAGAGATCCGTATCTTCGATGGCGTAGGTGCAGAGAAGTTTGCCGAACACGCTTTCAATTTTGCTGATCAATTGATCAGAGAAAAGACTGACAATCGTTGCTATTGCGTTAGGGTAGAATGTGCTGAACACGGTGCTAACTCGGCTATCTACGAAGGCTAAAAATATTTGGCGCCTTTGGGCAAAAGCCCTTGGAGAAAAGACTGGTGCTAATGACAGTGAAGCTGATCAAATAGCACTTGTACGAACCGCTATAGTATTAACCTATATAATCACAAATATGTTTATTATCGCAGGAGTAATACGACATTGGTAACAATTCTTTGCGTTCGCTTTGGTAAGAAATACGGTATCGATTATGTCGAGCGTCTTCGCAATATGGTCGCTCGACATTGTACCGTGCCTTACGAATTTGTCTGCTTAACAGACGATGACACAGCCATCGACGGTGTTCGATTGATTGTGCAAAAGAACGCTGGCTATCAAAAAGGGTGGTGGCATAAGGTTCATATGTTCGATCCCGATTTAGATATACAGGGTCGTGTTTTATATTTTGATCTAGACATCATTATCAATGCCAATATTGATAAGTTAGTCGACTATCAAGATCAATTTATGGGCATTAAAGATTTCAATCGAAAGTTTAATCCTACGTGGACTTGGCTTAACAGTTCTGCAATGAGTTGGGTACATCGAAACGAATCTGAGATATGGACAAAATTTAAAGAAAATCCAGCCAACGCAATAGTGTTGCCTGGAGATCAAGATTGGATTTGGAAAATTGCCCAATCTAAAATAACGTTTTATCCAACAGAATGGATACTAAGTTACAAATGGGAGATCCGCAGCAGAGAAGAATTAATCTACGACGGCGGCACCCGTAGATTCCGTACCATAGCCAATCCAATTATTCCGTCAGAATGCTGTGTAGTTGTATTCCACGGCGAACCAAAACCCGAAGATGTAAAGGATCCTTTTGTTGTTGACAACTGGCTGTAACTGTGTTATACTAGCTGTATGATTAAACGTATAGGCTTTGCCTGCAAATGGATTGATGGCCCATCACAAATTGATGGGGTTAAACAAAAAGATAACTGTAAACAGTATAATACTGGCAGTACTACTGTTGCTTGGTTAAATAGACAAACAACAGAAGTAGCCGAACAACGTCTTTGGGATCTAATGGTAGGTAACATTGAGTCGGTCTACAAGTTGGTAGATAAAGTAGGAGGTCTCAATGAAGATCTTAGAATGGTACGACTCAGCAGCGATATCCTTCCTGTGTACACTGAGCCTACTTGGGGCCGGTTTTGGCGGAATCCCGATGTACGAGCCTATTGCGAAAGAGAGTTTCTCAAGGTTGGCGATTTGGCTCGCAAGAATAATGTTCGGCTTAGTATGCACCCTGGCCAGTTTACTGTGCTGGCATCTGAGTCAGACGATATTGTAAATCGATCAATTGAAGAATTTGAATATCACGTGGATATGGCTCGCTGGATGGGCTATGGTCAGACGTTTCAAGACTTTAAGATCAACGTTCATATCGCGGGTAGACGAGGCCCCGATGGAATACGTGCTGTACTGGGCAGGTTGACTCCCGAAGCTCGTAATACTATTACTATAGAAAACGAGGAAATAAGTTATGGACTTGAGGACTGCTTATCGATATCTGATGTCGTTCCTATCGTACTCGATATACACCATCATTGGATACGTGAAGGAGAGTACATCTCGCCCAATGACTCACGTGTTAAGCGAGTTGTCGATAGTTGGCGCGGTGTGCGTCCTACTCTGCATTACAGTGTTAGTCGTGAAGACGTTCTTGTGGGGCATCCCACTGACGTACCACCTGACCATTCGAGGCTTCTCTTAGAAGGTTACAAAAAAGCAAAGCTCAGAGCACATTCTAACTTTTACTGGAATAAACCAGTGAATGAATGGGCACTGAGCTTTAGAGATACGCACGATATTATGTGCGAAAGCAAGGCTAAGAATCTAGCCAGCTTTGCTCTCTACGAGCAAGCATTAAACCTGGGGCTTTGATTTAGGCTTGCGTGGCTTTTTAGCAGCAGCTGGCTTTTTAGGCGCAGCCTTTTTCTTTGCAGGTGCTACTGATTTAACAACTGCTTCTGAAGCCTTTACAGCAACCGGAGTAGGTGCTGGGGCAGGCGCTGCTTCTACTTTGTATGGTGTAGCTTCTGGCTGTGTTGATTCAGCTGATTTAGCACCAAAAAGTTTAGCTAATAATTTTAACATAGTAAAATCTCCTTGTGAGAGTATTTACTCAAATGTACAGAGTTAAATACATATATGACTTATAATTTTATCAAAGACTTTATTTTAGAAGGCAAACAAAGTACTGAGCTTACTCAGCTCAAACTTAAATATGCCCGTGGCGATTTGGATCCTGTGCTGTCCGTGGATACAATGAACTACCACTATGGAAAATTATACAAAGCCTATGTTGATCGCTTTAATAAAAAAGAAGGCGATCCAGATTTCAACGAAGCAGGTGCTTTTTTACACGAAATATATTTCGCCCAATTTAAAGAACCTGTCAACAATAACCCGCCCGAAGGCGTTATTAAAGAACACATAGAGAAATATTTTAAAAGTTTCGAAGACCTTAAAAAGGAAATTGAAAAAGCAGCAATGGGTATACAGGGTTCTGGATGGGTTTATCTAGCCAAGAATGGACAGATTAAAACCATTAAGAATCACAGTATCAAGTCAGACATTGTACTGTTGATTGATTGGTGGGAACACGCCTGGGCGTTGGACTACCAAGCTGACAAAGCCAAGTATCTAGAGAATATCTGGCGCATAATAGATTGGCCTATTATCAACACCAGACTAACAGGAGAGTAAAATGAAAAAACTCGCATTAGCGTTAAGTCTAGCAATAGCAACATCTACATCAGCATTTGCACACGAAGGATTCCGCGGTGGATATCACGGCGGTTATTATCACAACGGATATAATTGGGTAGCACCGTTGATCGTAGGAGGCGCTGTAGGGTATGCGTTATCGCAACCAAGAACAGTGTACGTAACTCCTCCACCTGTAGTATACACAAATCCTCCACCTGTGGTTTATAATCCACCAGTTGGTTATCATTATGAATCTATTTTGGATGCTAACTGTAACTGCTACAGGAACGTTTTGGTACAGAACTGATATGGCCTACAGCGACAAAGTTATCGACCATTATGAAAACCCGAGAAACGTTGGATCTTTTCCAAAAGATGATCCTAGTGTTGGCACTGGTATGGTTGGTGCTCCTGCTTGTGGCGACGTAATGAAACTACAGATCAAAGTTAACGAACAAGGTATTATAGAAGATGCAAAGTTTAAGACGTATGGTTGCGGTTCAGCGATCGCTAGCTCAAGTTTGGTTACTGAGTGGCTTAAGGGCAAGACTCTGGATCAGGCATCAACCATTAAGAATTCAGCTATTGCTGAAGAACTGGCGCTACCGCCTGTTAAGATTCACTGCTCAATTCTAGCAGAAGATGCGATTAAGGCGGCAGTAAATGATTACCGTAACAGACACAGCCAAGAAGCAAATCAAGCGACTGCTTGAAAAGCGTGGCAAAGGCGTAGGTATACGGCTAGGAGTTAAAACTTCTGGCTGTAGCGGCTTGAGTTATGTGCTAGAATATGTAGACAAATACGAATCGGAAGTGGGTGTAACCAACTATGCCCAACCCGATTTTGTCGTTTTAGTCAGTGCAAAAGACGATGTTTATCTAAGCGGACTAGAAGTAGATTGGGTTCGTGAAGGACTAAACGAGGGATTTAAATTCAACAACCCTAACGAAGCAGGACGCTGCGGCTGCGGCGAAAGCTTCAAGGTCTAATACTTGCCAACAGGCAATGTAGTACTAGCTGGCATATCCCATATCTTCTTACGCTCAATTCCTTTTCTCTGAGCAAATCTTTTAGCATCGCAATTAGAACAACAATGAAAGTAGTTGTTGCTCAGACGCTTCCTTACGATTTTCTTTAGATCTCTATAAAAAAGTTCGTCACAGTTGTCGCAACGAAACTCCGCTACCGTCTTAAGGCGTGTGTAACGGTGTTCTTTCCCGAGTTTGCTAACTCTAACATACTCAGTTATTTTTTGTTTTGTTCTCAGAAACATTGAGTATTTACATTAGGCTTTTAAAAATTTACACTAAATAATGGGTAAGCATTAAATCTTGGGACGAGCTATGGCAAGAAAAATTATTGATATCGGTGCAGTTGGTAATGACGGTACTGGCGACAGCATACGTGATTCGTTTAATAAAGTAAACGATAACTTCTTAGAACTCTACAGTTCGTTAGGTCTTGGAGAAAGGCTTAAATTTACAGGACTTTCTGATGTTCCAAGTTCATATATAGGACAGGAAGGTGCAGTTCTAACTGTTAACCAAACAACCACTGGTCTTAAATTTAAACAAATTGTTCCTGGTGTTGGTATCAGCATCGACCAAATAACCAATCCCAACGAGATCAAAGTTAATGCTATATTCTCACAGATTTCAGCAGATAAAGCACCTCAGCTTGGTGGAGATCTAAGTGCTATATCTGGAGGTAACCATTACAGAATTAAAGATCTACAGCAGCCAATTTACCCATCTGAGGCTGTAAACAAAGCCTATGCTGATACAAAGATCAGCCGCTATGGTGTTGATGCAATTGATCCTGAAACCGGTTTAAACAATCAAGCATTTGGTCGTATGACCGGTCCTTTGATTTTGTCAAGAAGCCCGCAACCAGATGACGATATTGTCTATGACGGCTTGATCGCTGCTACAAAATCCTACGTTGATAACGCTGCGTTTGGATCTATCGCTAACTTATATGTTGCTACCAGCGGTGCTGATGCCCGTCCTGGCGTCAGCGACGAGCTACAAGGCCGAGCACTGGCCTATGCGTATCGCACAATTGAAGCTGCGATGAAACGTGCAGAAGAACTTATTCTCGAATCTCGAGTTGAGATCGGACCTTATAAAAAGACTTTAACATATAATGGTGGTGCAGGAACTTGTACTCTAAGTAATATTTCTACTTCAAGTGATTCTGGCTCAGGATTCGTTGGCGCAGCATTGATGAGTGTAGATACTGTTATTCTCAGTGGCCCGGGCGCAAACTATAATGTCAACGATATTATTACACTAAGTGGTGGTACTGTTGCTCCAGGCGGACAAGCTGCTAAAATCCAAGTTTTAAGTACAGCATCTACTCCAGGTGCAGTGGTTACGTTTAAAATTATTTCTTCAGGAGTTTATACAGTTGTTCCTGGAAATCTTGCAATACCGACAACTTCAAATAGTGCTTATGGTCTCGGAGCGAGATTTGATGTAACCTACAAAGTAAACAATGTCAGTGTAAGTAATCCAGGTACAAACTACGGTCTAGTATCTGTGCGTATTACAGGCTCAGGCGGTGCTGGTGCATTTGGCACTGCTAACGTTGTAGGTGGTGGAATTCAAAGCGTCACTGTTACCGATCCAGGTTCTGGTTTCACAGGAACTCCTACAGTAGTAGCAGACCTTCCAACTTTTGCTATCTATACCGCAGGTAAAGGTACAGACTTTACAGGTAATTATTCTACAAATACTCTAACTGCTGCGGCGACTAGAGACATTCGTCCGGGCCTATATCTACGTGGCGAAACATCTGGTGCATTGGCACAGATTTTAACACACACCGGATACATTGACTCACAAGGTAACGAACTATTTGACGTTGACATCAAATACGGTTCTTTTGTAATCGGTGAAGCAATTAGCTACGGCGATGTAACAAAGAATACACAGGTAGCGGTGTTGGTCGAAAGTGGTATCTACGAAGAAAACTATCCAATTAAGATTCCACAAAACGTTGCGTTGATCGGTGATGAATTCCGTAGAACAATTATTAAACCAAGATCCGGATCAAGTTCAAGTCCTTGGTCTTTACAAACGTTTAGAAGAGATTCTACAATCGATGGCATCACTACTTCTACTCAATTATTTGGGCACCATTATCTAACTGACCCATCACAACCAGTATATCCTCCTGTTAACAATGCAGGTAATTACAAAGCTGCGGCTCAATTGCTGTCTCTTAACAAAACATTTATCCAAGAAGAACTTATTGCTTGGATCGACTATCAAATCTCACATCGTATTGAACCGTTTGATGGAAGTTTTTCTTTTAATTCATCACAGTTCACAACCAATATTGGTTTAATTCTCGATGCTGTAACTGATGATATGGTATTTGGATCTAATTATAGATCTACTGACATCGGTGTAATGTATCTACGTTCATACAATCTCAGCGTAACAACAACACAGAAACATCAAATTATTGCCGGTATTAACAAAGCACGTGACCTAGCCCTGAATACCATCTACGGTTCTTCAACATACGTAACTTCTGCAACACTGATCAAACAAAATTTTGCAAGGGTCACAGGTATCATTAATGCTCTAGCAGCACCTAACGATACTCTTACATATACTAAGCCAAGTGGTGTAAACTCTGATGTATCTGCTGCGGCAACAATACTCCAGGCGAATAGAACATTTATTCAATACGAAATATCAAGCTACGTTAGTGAAAACTTAGGTACAATTACAAACTACGATGCTGCTACTTGGAGACAAGGTGTAGGGTATATCATCGACGCAATGACCTATGATTTGCTATATGGTGGTACAGCTAGAAGTATCAAAGATGGTCTAGCATATTATGACCCTTCTGGTATAATAACTATTCCAGGACAGACAGCAGCGTTTGCTTCAACAATCGCACAATTAAAAATTATTATTCCTCAAGTTATTTCTAATTCAACAACTTGGGCTAATAAAGCTTCAACGAATACCCAAAGCCAAGTTACCAATCTAACCGCTGCTTCTAGTAGCGGTGTTTCTGCAACCAAACTAGTTGCACTGCTTGAAATTATTAGAGATATTGTAGCTAATGGTCCTACAGCAACTTCTGCTCAAACACCAACTTATGCTTCATACTCTTCTGGTATTAATGCCACACTAAACACTGATAGAACAAATATCATTGCCGCCAAGTCAACTATCTCTGCTGGTGTTATCTCTTATATCAATGCTACCTACAGTCCAGGAACATTTACTTACAACAGTAAATTATGTAAACGTGACGCAGGTTTAATTGTTGATGCATTGATATTTGACCTTAGATACGGTGGATACGATAGAACAATCTCTGCGGCGTTGAAATATTATCAAAGTGCCAGTGCATTAAAAGCAATCACAGATCAACTAGATGAAACTGTGGCTGCTATGAATAAGATAATTAACTTGGCACAATATGTAATCGCCAATGCTACTCCTAGCACTTTATACCAACAAAATGTATTCCAGATCATAGACCAGGCATATATTGCTGAATCTGGAACTGGATCAATTATTACCAACCTAGTGAATGCAATCATTGATATTATCAGTGGTTCTGTAAGTTTAAATCTTCCTAAAGACAACAACAAGCTCGACGTATTCTTGTGTAACGATGCTGTAATGGTTAGAAAGGTCACTGCTCAAGGACACGGCGGCTTTATGATGGTACTTGACCCTCAAGGTCAGATCCTCGCTAAGTCACCATACTGTCAAGAGAGCGCGAGCTTTATTGGATCAACCGGACGTAAACAATTTGCCGGCGGTATGTTCGTTGACGGATTCGCTGGTAACAGTGAATTTAGAATGTCGTCTGCAGCCAGCACAACCAAGATTTCAGTCACAGGACTACAACGTTATCCAAACTTGCCAGCTTCTGTAATTATTTCAGACAGTGTATATCGTGTTAACTACATTCGAGATTATGTATACGGGTTACCTAATGCCTTTGTCTATGATCAGGCAAAATGTAGCCGTGACGTTGGATTAATTGTCAATGCTGTATTAGACGACATAATTTTTAACACAAACTATCGATCAATTACAGCAGCATTATCATATCTAAGAAGTTATTCATCTGTCGTTACTACACAACAGAAAGTTCAAACCATTGCAGGTATTAATCGTGCAAGAGATTTAGTATTAAGTTATATTACCAATCCAACTGAAATAACTTTGATTACAACATTGATGGGAGTTATTACAACTATCATCAGTGCGGGTACTCCGACTGCTGCTCCGGCATTGACCTTTACAAATCCTAATAATGTGTTAGCTGGTATCACAACCGGTGCCGCAGAATTAATTAACAACCGTCAATTCTTAATCGACGAAGTTATTGCCTACATCAATGCTAACCTAACTCCAGGTTCAATCGATCAGTATTCAGAAGCAACTTGTCGCAGAGACACAGGGTACTTCATTGATGCAATGACCTTTGACTTGTTGTATGGAGGTAACACTGCTACTGTTCTTGCTGCCGATGCTTACTATAATGGCAGTACAAATACCATCGCTACTGAACAAACTCAAGTAGCTGCGGCATTTACAAGATTACAATCAATTATTGGAAATGTAATCACAGCAAGCACTGGCTGGACCAAGTCTCCAGGTAACAGCACTGTTCAATCAACTTCTGCTGGTGCTGGTTCTTCAACTGCATCATCAACTGTTAGCGCATTAGTCGGCTACGTAATATCAATCATCAACGGTGGTGTGGCAGCTAATCCGGCAACAGTAAACCCAACATACGCTAATGGTAACAGATATTCAACCTACAGTGCAGATAGAACAACTATCCTTGCAGGTCTAAGTGATGTCCAAGCTAACGTTATTAAGTTCTTAAATGCAACCTACGGTACAGGTGGGTCATCTGCTACAATGGTGTTAGATCCATCAACACCATACACATTCGATGTTGGTCCACAGACCTGTACTATCAGCAATGGTAGCCCAGCAGTTGTTACCAAACTGAATCATAATCTACAAGCAGGTGCTACCATTACATTTAGTACCACAGGTTCATTACCTGGTGGGTTAGTAGCTGGCAAACGCTATTATGTATTGTTGGCCGGTATTGGGGCTAACACATTTAGCTTTACTGATACCATCGGAAGCATTGTTCCAGTAGTTACAACGACCAACGGATCAGGCATACATTTATACGATCGTGTTTACGAATTGTTAATGCCTGGTAATAGATCTATGTTGTCAAATGACTATACACAGATCGCTGACTTGGGCTACGGTGTCATTGTAACCAACGGCGGTTTGACAGAAGCTGTGTCTATGTTCACCTACTACTGTCAGATTTCATACTACTCTATCAACGGTGGTCAGATTCGTTCTATTGCAGGTTCGTCTGCACACGGTCTATATGCGTTGGTTGCTGAAGGTTCTGATCCGTTAGAAGTTCCAACACCAACAGATTTGTATTACAATCTTTCACAGGCTGTAACCTGTTACTATCCTAGCGGAAACTATTCAAACTCTACACAGGGTGTTGTGATCTATATCACAAACTACAGCTATGTTCCATTGCCTAACTCCGAGCTAGAAGTTGATCACGGTAGTGGTATATTATACCGTTATCCGGTCAACTCGGCATACACCGGTAGTGACTTACCAAATGGCGTTGCTCGATTAACACTAGGTTCAACAACTGGTGCAACCGGTCTATCTGGTTTGTATGCTTCTGTTTCAGACGGAACTATTATGACTGTACGCCAAAGCCAATCATTGATGCTAACTGGTAACTTGGCAGGAGTAACCGTTCGTCCATCTACTGGTTTGGTGTTTACAGAATCTGCAACCAACGTTTATCGTGTTCTACAGTTCACAGACTATAGTGATCCGTCTGCTCCATATACTTGTACTATCAGCAATGCAAGCCCTGCAGTTATCACAAGATCTAATCACGGATTGTTGGCAAACTATACAATCACATTCTCTACCAGCGGCACACTGCCAACCGGAATTACCGCAGGGCAGACTTATTATGTTCTAGGAACTGGATTAACACAGAATACATTCCAAATTTCATTGTTAAAAGGCGGTGGTGCTATTAACACATCATCAGCTGGTAGCGGAACATTCTACTACACACCAACTGGTGTTACAACAACTCTACTAAGAGAAAACTACAGCTACATCTACCTAACTGTTTATCAACCAAACGATTACTCATACATCGCTACAACGTCAACTACATCAACTGTTACTACAGCGACAATGACTAATTCGTTTATTAACGGTTATACATTAACTGCTAGAACAGTTTCTGCAGGTACTGTTACCAACGGTATGGTATTAAGTGGCGGAAGTATCCTAGCTGGAACTTATATCGCATCTACCAATACCGGTACAATCAACTCTGCTACTATTGCAAGTACTATATTAAGTACTACCGGCACAGTTGGTTCAATTACAGGTACAGGTCCTTGGACAGCAACTATCACAGGTATGAGCGCAACAACTGGATTCGTTGTTGGTGCTCCATTAACTGCTACCAGCGGCACCGGTACACTATACGGCGGAAGCCCAACATCAGTAGTTGTGGCCAGCATCGTAAGTTCAACAAGTATTACCTATACAGTAACTGGCGGTACTACTCCTACAGCTGGTACTGTTACTAATGTTTCATCAACTGTGTTAACTGGCGCATCTGGTACAACAGGTCTAACTGTTGGTGGGGTACTAAGTGGTGGGGCAGTTACTGCTGCAACTTATATCCTAGGACAGATAACTTCAACTGCAACAGCCTCGGTTGTAGCAACATTTACAGGTACAAGTGGTCAGAACACAATTACACTAAGCACATTTACCACAGGTACAATTAATTCTGTAGTTGTTGGTCAATTTGTAAGTCCAATAAGCGGTATTCCTGCTAACACTTATGTAACCGCAGTTAACACAGGTACCAGCGTTATTACAATCAGTAATACATTAGTTGGTGCAGTAAGTGGCTCTTCTAGCTTGTTTACCGCAGGTACTTCAGGTACCTACGCACTAAGCAATGCTGCAACAGGTACTCCAACAACTTCTACAAGTTACAACGTCAGTGTCTCACAAACGCAGACAGCAACTACTATCACAGGTACATCATATCCGATTACAGCAAGCAGTAGTATTTCTAATGCTGCTGTCAACCAACCAGTAACATTTGGTATAACCACACAAGCAACTGCTTCTGATGCGTTAACTAACTATATCACTGTTGGTACAACAACTGGTATGGTTGCTAATATGCCATTAATCTTTACTGTGTCTGGTGGATCAGCATTTGGTGGATTGGTTGCAAGTACAACATATTATGTTTCTCAAATTGTTAGCGGAACACAGATTACCGTAAGTAACTCGCAGGGTGGTGCTGTTAGATCAGTTACCACTGGAGCAGGTTCAATGATTGTAACCACAGGCGGAACATTTGGCGGATTTAGTGCTGGCGTGTCATATTATCTTTCTGCGGTAACTAGTTCAAACACATTTACGATTAGCCCATATCAACAGATCGCAACAACAGCAACAGCTACTAATATCACAACAGCATCGTTGCCGTTGTCGACTATTGCCGGAACAACACTAACTGTTGGTACTGGTTCATCTGGTACTATTACCCCAGGTATGGTGTTAAGTGGTTCTGGTGTAACTTCTGGAACATACATTATATCTAATATCAGCGGGGTAGGCGACGGAAGTAAATGGCTCGTTAGTGCAAGTCAAACTGTAGCTTCGACAACAATAACCGCTACCGGATATTTGGTTACTTTAGGAACCACTACCGGTATGGCTATTGGCCAACCAATCATCTTCACAGGAACAGCGATTGGCTCGTTGGTAAGCCTAACCCGTTATTATATTGCTGCGATTGCTGACTCAACAAGAGTTGCAATCAGCGCAAGCTCGGCATTGTCATCGTTAGTAACATTAACTAATGCCACTGGAACAATGACAGCATTGGCAACATTTACTCAGCAGGTATTGACCGCGGCATCAAGCCAATCAATATCAACGATTATCAGTGGTGGCGTTCCTGCTACGGTAACAACATCAAGTACAACGGCGATATTCACAACTACATTTGCACACGGATTAGTGGCTGGTGATGTTATTAAAGTTAGTTCAACTGGCACGTTAGCGACTGGATTGGTCAGCAATGCGCACTATTTTGTTATCTCAACAAACCTAACATCTACAACATTCTCAATATCATTAAGTCCTGGTGGTACCGCTGTATTAACATCAGGAACACCAACAGGTACAATGTACTTTGGTAAGGTTGTCGGTCGTGCTGGCGATAGCAGCGTTGCTGTTGTTGCGCTTGGCCCATACGATCGTGCAAGAGCTGCTGGCTCTGTGTTTAACTGGAAAGGTATTGACTACATCATTACACGTTACGATCCAGAAACTGTAACCAACACAGCATTCGGTCGTATCTTTGTAAGTCAAATTAACCTAACAACAGGTGTACAAAATGGTCTAGGATTCAACGACAGCGTTGTTTCGTATGTGTCATCGGTAACACTAAAAGCTTCTGTACGTAGAGGTACTACTAACGCTAACGGTACGCTAACGATTCGTATTGCGTTGACTCGTGTTACAGGACACGATTTACTAGATATCGGTACTGGTTCGTATGCAGATACAAACTATCCAAACGAAATCTACGGTCCGGCTGTTAATGCTCGTAACCCAGCAGGTGAAACTGTTGAACGCACAGTAGGGCGTGTGTTCTATGTAACCACTGACCAATATGGTAACTTCAGAGTTGGTCCATACTTCAGCGTTGACCAAGGTACTGGTAAGGTTTCATTCTCCGCAGCGATTGCGTTGAGTAACTTGGACGGTCTAGGATTCAAACGTGGTGTTCCGATCAGTGAATTCTCAACAGACTCTGCGTTTACCAACAACGCAACAGATACTGTTCCTACACAAAACGCAACACGTATCTATATTGAAAGACGCTTAGGTCTAACTCATAACGGTGCTGCGGTTGATCCTAGTCAGTTGATCCCTGTAACAACGGGTGGCTTCTTGGCACTTAACGGTTCCTTGAAGATGAAAGGTAACGCAGACTTTAACCAGAACAAGATTGTTAATCTAGCAAACCCAACAGATGCGCAGGATGCTGTTAACTTGCGTAGTATGACATTTGCTAACTTCCAAGATTTTTCAGCAAGTGGAATAGCCGCTAGTCAGATCTTGGCATTTACAGGTTCTGGTTTTGGTGCACAAAACGCAACGATGTCTGGAGACGTTAACCTAAGTCTCAATGCAGCTACACACGTGATCACCGCAACAGTTACTTCTGGTGCTATTGTTAACAGCAAGGTAAGTGCTACAGCAGCTATCGACCAAAGCAAGTTGAATATGAATGCTGCGGTTACTAGAACCAATGCCACAGGTATTACACAGGCAAACCTAGGTGTTGCGGCATTTGATGATACACAGTTTGTAGCATCAAGTGGTTGGATTACATTAAAAGACAACGGAACACCGTTTGGCAAGATACAACAAACAGGTTCTAATACTGTTTTAGGTAACTCAACAATTTCTACAGCAAACGTAGCATCAGTTGCGTTTACGACTGTGGTTGACAGTGGTGGTGCAATCAAGAAGAATCAATATGGTTCAACTGGTTTCTTAAGAAGAACTAACTCGTCAGTGAGTGCTGGCGGATCGGACGGTGACTATGCTATCGTTGAAATGTCAGCGGCCTACACCGGAACTGGTGACAACGGTAAACTGATTAACAGAGATTCAAGCGGTAACTTTGCTGCTAATATAGCTAACCTAAGTCAATTACAAATTGACAGTAACCTAGCTATTGATACTGCAACTGCGGCCAGCGGTGGGTATGTTCGTTACTACGGATGGAACAGCGTAGGCGGATTACTAATACAATCAGGTACCAATGCTGCAGATAATAAATCGTTATATTGGAACGATGCACATAACTTTAAAACCAAAGACGGTACTACTGATGCTCCAATTACAGCATCACAGATTCAGGTCCAAGCAATCACCACAGGTGGTAATACTACCAGCGGAACAATTACAGGACGTTGGACACTAACTGGTTCATCACCAAACGAATCAAGACTACAATCAACTTACTCCGCCGACTTGGCTGAATACTACGAAGGTGATAAAGAATATGAAGTAGGCAGTGTCCTGGTGTTCGGTGGAGATAAAGAAGTTACCGTTAGCGGTAAATTAGCTAATACAAGAGTTGCAGGTGTAGTATCAAATACTGCTGCCGTAGCAATGTACGAAGCTTGCCCAGGATTTAAAAACTTAGTTGCCTTACAGGGACGTGTTCCTGTTAAGGTAGTCGGTAAAATACAAAAAGGAGACCTGCTAGTGACCTCTACTATTCCAGGTGTTGCTATATCAGCTGGTGAAGACGCCAAGACTGGTACAGTGATTGGTAAAGCATTAGAAACATATGATAGTGATCATATTGGAACAATTGAAGTAGCGGTAGGGAGATCATAATGTCGTCATACAATTCAAATATAACTCCTGGATCAGCTCCGTTATTATGGAGTAATCTTAGCGATGCCTTTGATAAGGTAAATCAAAACTTTACCTTGATTCAAGCAACCATATTAGGTGGTGGCTCAAGTATTGTTGATTTTAGTAACCTCAGCAGTGATGTTACACCGTCATCCACAAACGCATATAAACTAGGAAGTTCAGACAACAACTGGAAGGCTGTACATATTGCAGATAGTTCGTTAGTTCCTGGATCAGAAAACAACGGCCTATGGTTAGGTACCGCTCAAATTAAAAGTTCAGGTGGCTATATTGATCTACCGATAACAACTACATTAGGTGGTGGATTAATTATTAATCCAGATAACACATTCTTTAAAACCATCGAAGTAGACAACGGCAATAGAGTTGTTGCTGCATCATTTAACGATACATTGCATCTAAATTCCGGCACAGCGATGCAGCTAATTGTTGACAGTGCTGGCGAAAGCGTTACCTTTAACAACACTGGTGTTACCGCATTAACTGCTAGCACTGGTATTAGTGTAAGTTCTTCGACCGGGGCGGTTACAGTTACTAACACAGGTGTTACAAGATTAACAGCCGGTGACGGTATTACCCTAAGCGGCAACACTGGTAACATCACGGTTACCAACAGCGGTATTAGAGGTATTCAAGTTGTTACAGGTTTATCTGTTACAATTGATCCAACTACAAGAATTGCAACATTAAACAATAATTCACCAGCTTCTAGTTTGTTTACATTTAGAAACTTATCAGTTCCAGGTGCAAGTTTAATTTCAGCAGGCAGCAATACAGATACATTAACTATGTTTGCCGGTTATGGTGTAAACATCACAACTACCCCAAGTACAAAATCATTAACCCTATCTGTTAATCCTAAGATTGATATTAGTGGTTCAGTGTTTGCAGATGACTCAACATTATTAGTCGACGCAGTGGGTGGAAAGATTGTTGGACCAGTGTTTGCTAACGTCACAGGTAATGTAA